ATTAAGAGCAGGTGGAGTACCTACACCGTTGATCACAGCGAGATGGTAGCCACCTTCAAGGCGGAGAAGTAATGGCTACATACCTACAACTAGTTAACTCAGTTCTGCGTAGACTACGGGAGAGTGAGGTAGCTAGTATCAGTGCTACAGAATACTCCACCCTCATTGGAGACTTTGTTAATGAAGCTAAGCAGGACGTAGAGGAGTCTTGGACATGGACAGTGTTGCGTACTGACATTGATATAACCCTTGACAATACACAGGCAGCAGGCACCCCCTATTCTATGACGGGTGCTGGTGAGAGGTGGACATTCTATGATACACCTAACTTCTGTGTCTATAATGAAAACGGAGGAGATGGTTACTGGCTGAAGGAGATGACCACTAATCAGGTAAAGACACTTGCCCTAAACAACACTACCAATGGTAATACAGGTGAAGTCTCCTACTACTATATCCAAGGTCAAGACTCCAGTGGAGACTCTTACATCTACTTCGATAAGAAGACTGATGCTAATGATACAGTCTCCTTGAGGCTAGCTGTCCCACAGGTAGACCTCTCATCAGAGACTGATGTTATCAAGGTGCCCTCTAACCCTGTAGTTCTCGGGGCCTATGCCAGAGCCTTAGAAGAACGGGGTGAGGATATGGGTAAGCTCACGGACAGGGCTGTACTAAACTACGAGAAGGCCCTACAAACAGCGATAGCCAGAGATGCAACCCGTACAGTGGGGGAGACCACTTGGTATGGCCGCTAAGCCTCTAGTCCCCCTAACCATAGAGGCTCCCGGCTTCTATGGGCTGAACACCCAGCAAGGTGGAGCAGTGCTTCCTCCCGGTTGGGCAACAGTTCTCAGTAATACAGTGTTTGATGCCTCTGGTCGTATCTCTGCGAGGAATGGTAGCAGGCAGCAGAACGGCACGGTGATCACCTCCACCCCCACGATCTATGCTAGTCATGAGTACGTGGATGCGGTGGGTAACAGGGTGAACATCATTGCCTGTGATAATAAGATATACAAAGAAGTAGCAGGCACGATGACTGACGTATCAGGCACTATCACCACCCCCACGGGAGATGATTGGCAGTTTGTTAACTTCAATGGCTGGTGTGTAGGTTTCCAGAACGGACATAACCCTATTGTTGCTACCTCTGCTACCACTCCCGTCTTCGCAGATAGCGGGGGCACACAGTACGATGGTGACATGGGTCTGAGTGCTTACGGTAGGCTCTGGACTGTGTACCAGAACACCCTGTACTACAGCGACCTACTCATCAATGACTTCACAGGTGGTAGCTCTGGTAACTTCGACCTCGCCAAGTATTGGCCTAATGGTATGGACGAGGCTGTAGCACTGATCGACTTCAATGGCTACTTGGTAGTCTTCGGTAAGGAGTCCATCATAGTTTATGAGAATGCAGATGATGTCACAGTCATGTCTATTGTAGAGGGTATAGACGGTGTAGGTTGCCCCTACAGGGACAGCGTACAGATGATAGGCAAGGAGGTAGTCTTCATGTCTAGCACAGGTCTGCGAGGACTAGGACGTACCCTACAGGATGGTGGTATGCCCTTGGGTGACTTCTCTAAACATGTGAGAGATCAGCTCTTGATAGATATATCTGGTGAGACAGCAGTTAATGTCAAGTCTGTCTACAATAGGAAGGACGGATTCTACCTGCTCTCTCTCCCAGCAGCAGGCTTTAGTTATATGTTCGATACCAAGCAGCCTCTGGAAGATGGCGCATGGAGGTCATCTAACTGGGACATAGCTCCCACGGCAATGAACTACACTGAAGCGTTGGAGATGCACATAGCTGTTGAGGCTGGGTATCTCAGTGAGTATACAGGATGGAGAGATGGTGATGACAGTGCCGGTACAGGCGGTGCATCTTATACCCTCAACTTCGAGGGAGTATGGAACGACTTCGGAGAACAAGTAGGGCCCCTCAATAAGTTACTTAAGAGCGTCACTCTTGTAGGAGCTGGACAGAAGACACAGCCTGTCAGCTTCAAGTGGGCAGTAGACTACGGTGGGTCTTTCGTCACAGTACCTATGACCTTCAGTACTGCTACAGGCGCGGTCTATGGCACAGCTACGTGGGCTACCACCACATACAGTGCTCGTGCCCCTTACGAGAAGATATCTGCCAATATAGGAAGAGCCGGGCAGGTTGTGAAGTCCGGTATCTCCACAGAGATTAATGGCAGCTCCTTCTCCCTTCAACGAATACATGTTCTTGCAAAAGTAGGACGACTAGGACTCTAATATGACAGATTACAGCAACACATTCGGCGGTGCCGCTAAAGATGCAGCAGAGAGTACGATACTTGCTGCTGATCATGACACTGAATATGATAACGTAGCAACCATGAGTGCTACCAAGGCTAACAAGGTTGTTAGTGGCACCACAGATGCACTAATAAAACAGAGTGCAACAGGTGACTTGGTTGATGCCTCCTCTGGGACAGTAACAGTGGGGGCAGTATCAACTGGAGCTGTAACTACTACGGGTGCTATAACTGCTACCACTACTATCACTGCCACAGGTAACATCTCCGGTGCAGAGGTTCAGGTAGCTGGCACAGACATCTTCGAAACTATCTACCCTATAGGCTCTATCTATCAATCAACTGCCTCGACTAACCCGGCAACACTGTTTGGTGTTGGTACGTGGACAGCATTAGAAGACAGGTTCCTCATTGGTGAATCAGCAACCTACGCGGCAGCTTCTACGGGTGGTAGTGCTGATGCGATAGTGGTTTCACATAAGCATACTGTTGGATATTCCACATCTTCAGGAAACGATGCGATTGTTCAGTCAGGCGCAGCAGGTCAGAACGGTACTGTGGACACCCAAACGGTTGGTAGTAGTGGAACAGGCGCAAACATGCCGCCTTATCTGGCTGTATACATGTGGGAGCGTACAGCATAATGGCATACACCTTACCAAGAATAGTTCGTACTATCCACAGGTTGTATGGACGGAAGCATACGGCTTCTCAGATTAGAAATGAATTAGACACAATCAGACCAGAGCCCGAAGTGGGGCAGATGGTAGTGATTGCGGACACACAGGGTGAACTCCCTGCATCACAGAGGTTTGGCATGTATATTAAACTAACAGATAGAAATCTGTATAAGACAACCGGGGGAACTGGTAAGTTCTTCAGGCTCATGACAGCGGAAGAGATATCCAAATGCTATAATGGAGGTACGTAATGGCAGTAGCTAGCACAGCCCCGATCTGGGGGCCAATCGCAGGTGGTTTGGCCGCTGGAGTAGCGGGATCATTAATGGGGGGTGGCGGTGGCAATAGCCACATGGATGACACGAGAGAAGCCTTCACTGGGTACGAAACACGTGGTGGCCTCTTCAATCCCGGCCTAATTAAGGGTGCGGACCCTAATGGGAATGATATTGTTGACTTTGGTGTTGGTGGTCAGATGCGTGACATTCAGAGCCTACTCCTTAATAACGCACAGGGTCTCTTCCACACACAGGGTGGTAATGCACAACTGGCAGGCGACATAGGCGCACAGTTCCTCGGTGGGCTAGGCTCCAGTAATCCCCTAGAGACACAGCAAGCACTCTACAATCAGCTCTCACCCCAAATGATAGACCAACAGAAACAAGACTTCTTCGATATGGAAGGCAGGCTCTTCGGTCAGGGTCGAATAGGCTCCACTGGTGGTACTAACCAGCTTGGTGAGCTTTACTCTCAACAGCAGGACGCACAGCAGAGGTTGTTGTTTGATACTTTCGGACAGGCACAGCAAGCGCAGGCACAGCAGGCTAACATTGGAGCACAGATGTCTCAGCTTGATCCACAGCTACAAGGAATGTTCCAAGGTGTTGGTAATGATGCACTAGCATCCGCTCTTGGTATCGACAGTGCTGCACAGCAGGCACTGAGAACTGCTACTATGATAGGTGGTGCTGGACGTGTACCTGAATATGGTAACGGTGGGCCTAACCTAGGTGGGGGTATGTTTACTGGTCTCGGTCAGGGACTACAGGCTGGAGGTCTTAATATGATTGGGAATGGTATTAATAATTGGATGTCTCCGGGCTTCACTGGAGGGAATCCTTACGCGAGATCACCGGGTAACCCACATGGATAGGAGAGATTAAATCATGGGACTCTTTGACACGCCGGATCAGATCCGACAAGCACAACAAGCTCAGCTCATGCAGCAGTATCGAGCTGGGGATATGGTTGGAGCAGCAGCAGCAGGCCTAGGTAATACACTAACCAAGGCAGCAGGCTATGGCCTCTTCGATATAGACCCACGTTCCAAGGAGGAGATACAAGCTCAGAAACTACAAGGCATAATGCAAGGTCTGGACATGACTGACAATGCAAGCATAGAGTCCCACATGAACAAGCTCAACAAGGGTGGGTTTCAGCCACAGGCTATGCAACTGTCCGGTCTATTGAGAACACCAGCTACACCAGCTAAGCCTAACTACAGCTTTCAAGAGATTTTTAATGAAGAGACAGGGAAGAATGAAGTGCATGTCTTTGAGAATGGAAAGTTCTCTCATAAAGCTGGTAGTAAGGCTCCTAAATCTAATAAGCCTCACTATCGTTATGAAAAGATTTACAATGAAAAGACAGGGAAGAATGAAGTACATGTTTTTGAGAATGGAAAGTTCTCTCATAAAGCTGGTGATGCTCCGCTAGACGAGGATGGTGTTAAGTGGCAATATAAGAGTACCCTAGAACTTCCTCCTGAACTTGGAGGGGGTGAGGTTCTGGCTCGCTTCAATCCAGCCGATGATACTGCTGCTGGAATGCAAATCTACACAGAGGGGCCTGAGGGTAAGGGTGTGTGGGTACAAGCACCTCCCAACCTCAGGAGTACTGTCACCCGTACACAGGATGTGCCTATTAGTAGAGAGGCTACCACAACTGGTAAACAAAGAGCCTACGAAATGATACAAACCGACCCGGTTCTCAGCGCACAATTTAGTGGCTTAAGCGTTACTGAGCAGGACCAACTAGCTGATAGGGTCGCCGACTTAGCTGAGAAATTGAAGAAAGATAATAGAAGTCTAAGTCACGAGCAGGCTAGGGATAAGGCTATACTATATGCCAAGCTATACTGGACTAAGCCCGGCAACAGGTTCGGAGGAATTATACCCTATGATTGGGCAAGAGGTATGGACCTAAAAACTCCCGAAGAAATAGAGGCCATGACAAGGGAGATGGAAGATGATCAGACATTCCGAATCGTCGTCCCGAGTAATTG